GACTCCTCCTCGGGACGCAGGGCCCCGCATTGCTGAAACCCCGAAGGGTCTACAGTATATGCGGAACCATCCCGAAACACCCTTCGTTAGAAGGGTGCCCTCTTAGCGATCTTGATACCGACGGATCGCGGACGCCCTGCAAACCTCAAGTGGTCCTTATCGAAGATAGGCTCATCGCCTTCCTTCAGGTACCACTTTACTAGGGCTCGAGTCCCATCCAGATCTGATCTGGGTGTTTTCGAGCGTGTCACCCACCCTCTTACAAGAGGAGAATGAGTGTCCTCATCATAGCACTCAGCCTCATATGGCAAAACGCTATGACGGCCTAGTATAGGTGAAGTCGGGTGGACAACTGGGTACGCACCCAGCAGGTTTGACAACCTTCTGTCCAGCCATTCACAAGTCTGCCAATAACCAGCGAAGTACAACTGGTTGCGCAGGCTAACAAGTGAAATCACCTCGTCGGCTTGCTTCAGTGATGACGGTAACATACGTCGGATGCGAACGGGTGTGACCCACTCGCCGTCGTAGTAGTCCCCGCCACAAGACTCCCGGAATTTGCCATTCCAGAAAGACTTGCTCTTGTTTACCTTAAGGCCAAAGGCCTCGAGGTATGAGATCACTGAATCGACACTGTCTACGGGAACAACAATGTCATCCCCGTAGACGCGCACTCGGCCCCGCAAAGAAAGGATATCTTCACGGGTAAACCGGGTCTTGGCATCATGCTCCAGTGCAAGGAAAATCACGGTCGTAAAGACCATGGCCTCGACTGGAAAGCACAACGCGGAGCCCATAGACGCGAATTTGGACAATGGTATGACACCATGTCCAAACACATCAGCCTTCGTGCTCCTAGTCGCCTGGACAGCCTCTGAAAGAAGAGGCCACCACTTGAACAAGGACACTACATGCTGATTGGAAACCCTATCGGATGCCTCACTCATATCGAGTGTGGCGAGAGTTTGTTTACGACTCCCTTCCCGGGCCATTTCCCTATTTGGGTCCTGGCTTCGGAAACCGACGAAGCTGAAAGCAGGATTTTCGAATCGATTTTTCGCGATTCGTCTCCGCTCCAGTTTCTGGATCAAGCTCTTCGAGATGGCCTGCTGCATGAACTGCATGCAGGTTGGCTCGATAGCAATGATCCTTGGGGTTTTCTGCGTTTTAGGTACGGCTATGACCCTTACGGGTCTCTCCGCATCAGGCTCCCTGAAGTTGACCGCCTCGAGTTCGCTCCAATAGCGAGCACTCGGGAGAGCATTATCCAGGAATGGAAAAACGCTCTCGAGCCGGGTAGTCCACTCTTGCTGCTCGTACTTCTTGTTTCCAAGAAGCCGCTCAGCGGTGGCTCCTGGCCCGTGGCCAGGACGGAGTAAGCCCTGGTCGATCTCACGATCGACTTCGGTGCAGACATCCGCCCAGAGAACCAACGACATCCGTTCGAAATCTCGCAAGAGATCCGAGGGAAGTACTTCGTCGTTGGCTTCAACTTCAGCATCTACTTGCACGAAACCCAGCATAGCGTCTCGTTCCTTCTCCGGAGGGAGCTGGATGAGAATCTTGGCGAAAAGCAGCGTAAGCTGTCTCACCGCCAAGATGCAATCTATGCTAGGGTCGTCAAGCAAGACTCCAGTACCACGATCGAACACTTGAGAAAGGAAACCCCCGAGAAATCGAGGGAGACCACCTGCAAGGGCAAAGCCCTGAAACAGGCCGTTCTCAACCTTACCTAGTTCAAGACTTCTTTCGAAGTCTTTACCGAACTGGGGAAGGGTGATGGTAAGAAACGCATCACCCTCGTGTTCGTATCGCCTCTCGAGCTTTTTGTAGTCGAGAGTAGCGCTGGTGTGGCACCAACTGGCCGATTCTTCGGCCAGTTTCTTCCACAGGACCATCAGGCTTTTCAAAGTGCCCCTTTCAGGGTCGCTTTCCATAGCCCGTGTTACAGGATCCTCTTAAACAAGTGCGTAAGTTGCCTCCAGCGGAAAAACCGCTAGGAACAAAATGGCCAGCCAGAACCCCACAAGGGAGCTAAGGCAAAACCACAACGCACTAGTCGCTGTCCGCGACCATATCCCCCAGCGACTCGTAGCAAACGAGCTCGCTGGCGGATCAGTTTTCTCCACCCAAAAGCTGGGTGGCGCGGGCACCAGAAGAAGCAGCGAGGTATGCCACAAGGGCATCGACGATCTGCTTCTGCTCGGCAATAGTATAGCCGGTGGCAGGAACATCAGCCACAAGCCACGTACTGAAACGAGCCTGCACGTTGACCCCTGCAAGCAGGGGATCAGCGGCAGTCTTGGTGTGATCAAGGCGAAGCATACGGGAAGACCGACCGCCCACCTTCTTGTGGGAAACGGTGAGCTTCACCGAAGCGTCATCCTTCTGGAAGACGCCAGATGTCTCCCCCGAAGAAACTCGGGGAAGCGTCTGCGCGATCGCGTTGATCGTAACAGACTGAGGGTCCGTGAAAGCCACGGGCAGTCCTTTCTGAGAAGAGTGGCAAGCTTTGCCACACATGGAAGATTCGCGGGTAACAACTCCGCACCGACCTAACTCAGGAAGAGTCAAGCCGGTTGCACTGACTAGGTCTTTGAGAGACCCAGTGCAGCGATGATGGCGATTTGGCGAGCTGAAAGCTTCGCCTCATCGACGCCAAAACCGTAAGGTGTTGCAGGCCGCCTCTGCTTATATTCGGTCAAAATATACCGAGAGCTAGAGGTTTTCTGGTCGTAACGCGCCGTATAGGTCGCGTCCATACGGACCTCCGTGAAGCTATGCTTCATTGAGTATCCGTATTGCATCACCAGGCCATCCTTGCCAAGGTTGGTGATATTTGTTATCACATCACCAGTATTGGCAAACCAATCGGTGGCCCATGACCAGGGGGCAATATTCCACAGGGTCTCCGGTGTTACCTTCCACCCCAAAAGGTGGTCGGACATCGAAATCCACTGTTGGAACTTGCCGAGCTGAGTATCTGAAGTGGGAATGTGGTATTTGAAAGCACCACGGAACCACTTCTTAGTACTCGTTCTTTCGCTCATAAACCCTGGACCTGTCGCGTAAGCCGGGACCGTAGACATAGTCATGGCCCTGGTATTAGATACGTCGACAGTAGGAAATTCATAGGATCTGCGAATCTTCATACCGGAATCTCTTCGGTATTGATGAAGAATCTCACCTGATGCCTTGACCGCTTTGGCAAGGGCCCGGACATCAGATAAGAGTGGCAGCCACCCGAACGAAACGTTCAGGTAGTCTTTACCCGCAGAGCGGGCAAGAGCTGTGGCCTCACGCATACGCGCAAGGTTATGGCCTGCTATCGCAGGAACACCGTCCGACATAAGCTCTCCTAAAGCAACGGAGGCATTGAAGGCGGGGTTCACCGGAGCAACACGTGCCATGGCAGTTGTGCCAGACACGTCTAACTCCGCGTCGGTGGCTATTGTTGGTTGACCGTAGGAGTAATTATCCGCGGGTCTTTTTGCAACCAACAACTGACCGTCAAAGGTAAGTTTACCTGAGACGCCATCGAACGATCCAAAGCTCGGTCTCTCAATTACCCGTGATAAAAACCACGGACCTCCGTCGTCAGTGGAGGTATTGAGGGGGAAGTGGTTAATCGAGGGTCTTGATTCCTCGACTTCAGACCAAGGAATGGTCTGCCATCCTCCCCACGAGGAAGTGACGAGAGTACGCTGACGAAACGTCTGCGTAACCGTCTTACTCCTCACCGGCATATGAACTCCTTCATAAACGGTTCGTGTAATCCTGTTGGACCACACAAGCGCAAGGCGCCCCCTAGGGGG